AAAGCCATTTGTCGGCCGACCAATATGACCGGTTGTTGAGCGAGATGGAGAGCCACCACCAGGGCGCGCGCAATGCCGGGCGGCCGATGTTGCTGGAGGGCGGTTTGGATTGGAAGCCGATGGGCTTTTCGCCCAGCGACATGGAGTTTCAGAAAACCAAAGAGGCGGCGGCGCGTGAGATTGCCATCGCCTTTGGGGTGCCGCCGATGCTGATGGGCATTCCGGGCGATGCCACCTATGCCAATTACCAAGAGGCGAACCGCGCGTTTTACCGGCTGACGGTGCTGCCCTTGGTGCAGCGCGTGGTGGCGGGCGTGTCGCATTGGCTGTCGGGCTTCACGGGCGATGTGGTGGAGTTGCGCCCTGATCTGGATCAGATCCCCGCGCTTGCGGTGGAGCGTGATCAGCAATGGGTGCGGGTAGGGTCGGCGGATTTCCTGACCCCTGCCGAAAAGCGGGTGCTTTTGGGCCTGCCGCGTCTGCCTGAAGACAGCACGGCGGAGGATGGTGAGGCGTGAGGAAGCCGGGCGAAAGCGGGTCGCGCTTTGTCTACGACAGTTTTGACGCCGCCGCTGCCCGGATCGAGGCCAATGAACGTGTGGCCGAGGAGCGTTGGGCGGCACTGGAGTGGCGGCTAAGCCAGATTGATGCCGTGCTGGAGCGGTTGGAGAAGCGCATCTGGTTGGGTGTTTACGGGGTTGCAGCCTTTATGCTGGCGCAGATGGCTGAGGCGTTGATCCAGGCGGCCACTAGGTAGAATGGTGAGGTGAGATATGGCGATGGATGGTGGATTGGAGCGTAAGGACATGCAGGCACCTGCCGGAGCCGGGATGGGCCTGCGGGTGATCGATGGTCACGGGATCGAGGGCTATGCCAGCCTGTTTGGCAAGCGCGATCAGGGCGGCGATGTGGTCGTGAAGGGTGCCTATGCGGCCAGTCTGAAACGGCTCGCGGCGGCGGGTCGGGCGGTCAAGATGCTGTGGCAGCATGACCCGGCCCAGCCGATCGGCATTTGGGATGAGGTGCGCGAGGATGCCACGGGCCTGTGGGTCAAGGGGCGCTTGTTGCACGACGTGGCGAAGGGCCGCGAGGCGGCGGCCTTGTTGGCAGCGGGGGCGATTGACGGGCTGTCGATTGGCTATCGGACCGTCAAGGCAGAGCGAGATGGCAAGGGCCAACGCCTTTTGCAGGAGTTGGAGCTTTGGGAGGTGTCCTTGGTGACCTTTCCAATGCTTCCCGAGGCGCGGGTGGCGGCCAAGGGTGATGACCCCGAGGCCGAGACTTGGCGCCGATTGGCGCAGGCCTTGACAGAGGCGGCAGAGGCCATGGCTGGGCGGCCCTAGGCCCGGATTTTCAACGAAACCGAAGGATGACTGGAATGACCGAGACAAAGGCTCGGGCCGGGGAAGGTGTGCCTTTGGCCACCAGAGCCGCCCAAACTCCGGCAGCGGACGTGAAAACCGCTCTGGAAGGATTTCTGAACGCTTTCAGAGGCTTTCAGAGCGACGTGAAACAATCATTGCAACATCAGGAAGAGCGTTTGACCATGCTGGATCGCAAACAAATGACTTTTGGCCGCCCTGCACTGGCCACCAGTGCCGAGGTGGAAGTGCCCCACAAGAAGGCCTTTGGCGCCTACTTGCGCTCGGGCGATGATGATGGCTTGCGTGGCCTTGTTCTGGAGGGCAAGGCCTTGTCGACCGCGGTGGCTGCCGATGGCGGCTATCTTGTGGATCCGCAAACCGCCGAGACCGTTCGTTCGATGCTGGTGTCGACCTCTAGCTTGCGCGCTGCGGCCAATGTGGTTCAGGTGGATGCGACGTCGTTCGACGTGCTGATCGATCGGTCGGAAGTTGGCTCGGGCTGGGCCACCGAGGTTGCGCCGCAAGCGGAAACCGGGACCCCGACGATTGAGCGGATCTCGATCAAGCTGCATGAGCTGTCGGCCATGCCGAAGGCCAGCCAGCGGTTGCTGGATGACAGCGCCTTTGACGTGGAAGGTTGGCTTGCCGGCAAGATCGCTACGCGCTTTATCCGTGCCGAGGCGGCGGCCTTTATCAACGGTGATGGTGTGGACAAGCCGCGCGGCATTTTGTTGCCGCCGAAGGTGGCCAACGCGTCCTGGACCTGGGGCAGTCTGGGCTACATCCCGACGGGCGCTGCGGCGGATTTTGCCACTACCAATGCAAGCGATTGCATCGTCAATCTGGTCTATGCGCTGGGGGCGGATTACCGCGCTAACGGCACTTTTATCATGAATTCGAAAACTGCAGGCGCGGTGCGCAAGATGAAGGATGCCGATGGCCGCTTTATGTGGGGCGATAGCCTGCAGGCCGGGGAGCCCGCGCGTCTGATGGGCTATCCTGTTCTGATCTGCGAGGATATGCCGGATGTGGCCGCAAACAGCCACCCCATCGCCTTTGGCGACTTCACGGCCGGTTACACCATTGCCGAGCGCCCCGATCTGCGCATCCTGCGCGATCCCTTCTCGGCCAAGCCGAATGTGCTGTTCTACGCCAACAAGCGCGTGGGCGGCGATGTCACCGACTTTGCAGCGATCAAGCTGCTGTGTGTCGCTGTCTCCTAATCGAGTCGGTGGGTCTGGTCCCTGTAAGGGGGCCGGACCTTTGGGCGCGCATGGGTTCTCAAGGGGCCTCTGGGGTTGATGGCAAAGGATCTGAAGATGATGCTGACGGAAATGACAACAGTCCCTGTTGCGGCGCTGCCTGTTCAAGGGTTGAAGGACCATTTGCGGCTGGGCAGCGGGTTTACCGAGGATGGGCTGCAAGATGGGTTGATCGAAGCCTATCTGCGTGCCGCGATTGCGGTGGTGGAGGGGCGGATCGGCAAGATGCTGATCGCGCGCCGATTCAAGTTGGAGTTGGAAGATTGGCGCAGCTCCGGTGAGCAGCCTTTGCCTGTAGCGCCGGTTAGCTCTGTGCTGTCGGTGACGGTGGTGGATGCGGCGGCTGTGGCCACGGTGGTAGATGCGGCGCGCTATCGGCTGGTGCCGGACATGCATCGGCCGAAGCTGGTGGCTGTAGGGGTGTTGTTGCCCGTTGTGCCGATGGATGGCCGTGCTGAAGTAGTGTTTGACGCAGGCTTTGGGGCGGCTTGGGCCGAGGTTCCGGTGGATCTGGCGCAGGCGGTGATGCTGCTGGCGGCCGAGTATTACGAGGTGCGCCAGCCCGGAGATGGCGGGCAGGGGGGGCTGCCCTTTGCGGTGCAGGCGCTGATTGAGCGCTGGCGCACGGTGCGCATTCTGGGGGGAAAGTCATGAATGGGGTGCGTCTTGATCGCCGGATGGTGCTGGAGGCACCCGATCGGGTGGCCGATGGCGCGGGCGGGTTTCAGCTGACTTGGGCGGTCCGCGGGGTGTTGTGGGCCGCGCTCAAGCCCGGTGCGGGGCGTGAGGCCGCCAGGGTTGAGGTGCGCGCGGCGCAGGTGGCTTACCGGATCACGGTGCGGGCGGCCCCTGTAGGATCAACGGCTCGGCCACGGCCTGAGGATCGGCTGCGTGATGGGGCGCGGGTGTTCACTCTCTTGGCGGTGACCGAGGAGGATCCGCGTGGCCAGTATTTGACTTGCTTTGCCCGAGAGGAGGACCCGGCATGAGCTATGCAGCGGCGGCTGCCTTGCAGGCGGCAATCTATGGCGCGCTGAGTGCGGCGCCCGCACTTTCGGGGGTAAGTGTCGTTGATGCCATGCCCCCCGGCACCACGCCCGGTACGTTCATTCTGATCGGCCCCGAAGTGGCAACTGATCAGTCCGATGGTACGGGGGCGGGTGCAGAGCATCGGTTCACCATCAGCGTCATCAGCGATGCGGCGGGGTTTTTGACCGCGAAATCGCTGGCGGCGGCAGCTTCGGCGGCGGTGTTGGCGGGGGGCCTTAGCCTTGCGACCGGGACCCTCGTTTCGATCCAGTTTCAGCGCGCCGTGGCGCGGCGGCTGGAGGAAGGCACGGCACGGCGCATCGACATGACCTTTCGGGCGCGCGTGGAGCTTTAACGGATTTTCACAGCCAAAGGCGCGGCCTTGTGGCGGTAAGGGAGATGAAAGATGGCAGTTCAGAATGGCAAGGATCTGTTGATCAAGGTCGATATGGTCGGGGACGGGCAGTTTGAGACGCTGGCGGGGCTGCGGGCGCAGCGGTTCAGCCTGAACGCCGATCAGGTGGATGTCACCAGCCTGGAAAGTGCGGGGGGCTGGCGTGAGCTTCTGGCGGGCGCAGGTGTGAAGTCTGCTTCGATCTCGGGCTCGGGCGTTTTTCGAGATGCGGCGACGGATGGGCGTGCGCGGCAGATTTTCTTTGATGCCGAAACCCCAGATTTCCAAGTTGTGGTGCCTGATTTCGGGACCATCGAGGGGCCGTTCCAGATCACCAGCATCGAGTATGGGGGCAGCCATAATGGTGAGGCGACCTATGAGATCAGCCTCGCCTCGGCGGGTCAATTGACCTTTGTGGCACTGTAAGGGGTAAGGCGATGGCCAATCCCTATGCCGGTGAGGTGGCGATCGTGTTGGATGGGCAGCGCCATCTGGCCAAACTGACCTTGGGCACGCTGGCCGAGTTGGAGGCTGCGATGGAGGCGGGGTCTTTGATGGAGCTGGTGGAGCGGTTCGAAACGCGGGCCTTCACCACGCGCGATGTGCTGGCGCTGATTGTGGCGGGGCTGCGGGGTGGTGGTTGGCAAGGCTCGGCCGCCGATCTGCGCGCGGTGACGATTGGTGGCGGGCCGGTTGAGGCGGCGCGGGCAGCGGCAGAATTGCTGGCGCGCGCCTTTCAACTGCCGGGCGAGGCATGAGCGAAATCGGCCGCGGGATCGATTGGCCGGGCCTGATGCGGGCCGGGATGGGCCGCTTGGGCCTGAGGCCCGATCAGTTCTGGGCCTTAAGCCCGGTGGAGTTGCGGATCATGTTGGGCGCAGAGGCGACGGTGCCGCCTTTGACGCGGGCGCGGCTGGAAGAGCTGGCTGCGGCTTACCCCGATCAGGGAAAGGACAAGGATCATGGCAGAAATTGATGAGTTGCAAGATCAGATCGCGGCCCTGGAGGCTACATTG